GTTCCAGCAGAAGAATAAGCAGTATAACCCGATGTATCAACTCCTGATAATTCAAAAGTATTTGTTGTTTTGTTTGCAACAGTAAATCTTCTTCCATTGACTTCTGTCATTCCTGCAACACTATTAATCCAAACGTGATCTCCATTTGAATATCCGTGTGAAGTTGCAGTAACAACACCTGGATTTGCTGCTGTTAATCCTGAAATAGTTTTTGATGCTTCTACAATTTGACCATTATCTTTATAAAATCTAATATATAGATTACCAAATTCCAAAATATAAGATTGTGTAACATTAAATTCAAAAGGAATTAATCTTGTAGCATTTGCAGAATTTTTTACTTCACCAACAAATCTACTACCATACCTACGACTTGTACCTCCTTGTGGAAATACAGTCATATTCTCCATTGTTTCTACACCATTATTATATTTTTTAAAATCAACTTGACCAGCAAGTTTTGATGTTAATTCTCCAGCAGTAAAGTTTGTTTGAAAAGGATGTACTCTTGCCATTATGCTTTCCTAAAGTCAGTAAATGTATCAGACACAAGATCATCAATAAATCCTTCTTGGCCATCAACACTTCTTGCTTCGGAAAGTTTTTGTTGAAAGAGTTTCTGCATCTGGTCTTGTAATTTGACACTATTGGTTACAGGATATGCAAGGTCTACAGCTAATTTAGCAGTCAAAACATCTACGAACATAGAATCAAATAGTGCTGTATCTGTAACCCTAGCTATGTAAAGAATTTTAGCCGTACTTTCATTAGTAAGCAGAACTCTACCTTGTGAAGCATAGTGTTCGATTTTAAAAATATAATCTTTATATTCCATTTCTAAAACCCTTAAACAATACGGATCATTTGGTAATGCGTATTGATAAGAATATTCATATGCAGGTGTATCTGAAAGTTGTGCTAAAGTTGCCCGTGTTACGGCAAAATTCCAAGGATGTGATCTTAAAACTAGATCACGGGATGGTACATAAAAAGAATTACATAATCTTGCTCTTTCTGTATCATCTGTAAGTGATGTAATCGGGTCATCGCCCAATCTACGTAAAGCATTTGAGCAAATAGAAACTTCTGTTGCCATAATTCCTTATAATATCAAAAGGGCGACCATAATTCAATATGTATCGCCCTTTCTACTTGTTGTTTTTAGTTTAGTCTACTTGGTATGTTACTACCAATGTAATGTCGCCACCAGCAGCCGTAGCCGCAGCAGCTTGTACAGTAAGAGCAATTCTTACGTTTGTTTTAGGGTCAGACGTTAGACCCGCATCTTCCCAAACGAAGTTTGCTACTGCATTAATGTTTCTAGCTTCAAAAGCACATTCAGTACCTGTGATAGCAGCAGAACCCGCAACAGCACTTGCATAGCAATCTTCATCAAAGACTGCTCCTGCAGCGTAAGCTGTAGCAGAACCATCTGTGTCATTAAACGCAGTTGCACCATTATATAAACCAACATTCCAAGTTAATGAAGGCGAACCTCCACTATCAAGGTCGTCAGAATATAACATTATACTCGATATTTTAGCATTAGATGGTACTTCAGCTAATTGAATAATATCATTATCATCAATATCGCCAGTACCCGCAGCTATAGTATCCATAAAAACACGCATTTTTCCACCGCCACTAGCCGCTTCGAGAGTAGTTCTAGGTGTTGCGTCAAGATTCGTGATTTCCACGCCTTTTGCAGTTGCCATATTATTTCTCCTTATTCGTTAGCAGCTATCTCTACCATCTTTTCTTCTTCGATACGAGTTGCACCGATTGTCATAGATAGAAATACCTGTGTTGCATAGTTCTTATCTGCTCTTTCAGATATTTTTGTTTGAATATCTGCTCCAAGAGCAAGACCTATTGCTGATTTTGTAAACGCTAAACATTGTCGAGATGGTGTACTGTCTTGTCCTAATCTTTGCGATCTAATAAATTTAAACCCTAAAAAGGTATCTATTTGACCACTGACTAACGCTTTAACAGAATTATAATCTGCTGACGTAATTTGTGTAATCGCCAACAAATCTGCTAATTGACCAGCAGCACAAACCAAGAATCTTGGTTCGTCTGGATCAACATCGTTTGCATCTAGTATTTCTTTTGCACTTAAAAGTTTTGCAACTGTTAAGCCACCAGAAGCGTGTGCTACTTTTTGGCCTGATGGTAAAGAAACTGACGTTCCGCCAGCAACTCCACTATAAGCCGTTCCAGTAGCAGCAGCGATAATTGCATCATCCATTGCTCTACCCATTGCCCACGCACCAGCCATTGCGTACTCGGATTGAGGGGAAATTAACATTCTAACTTTATCTTCGTTATCTATTAAATCCGCCCAGTCGTAATCATCAAGTGATACTTTTCTTCTTGAATGGGGTGTATCCATTCTAGGTGTATCTGAATGACGAGAAGCACGTTTTTCTGCTGCTGTTGAGCCAATTCTTTCAAAGAAATGAGCTTTGCCCGTAACTGTTTCAGTTCGGACAGCATCTCTTAATCGAGAACCTTTTTGTTGAGCTAGGTGTAATACATTAGCTTTGTACTGTTCAACGAAAGCCGTTGTTATTTGTACAGACATATTATCTCCATAGTTTTACAAAGTTGAAGAATAGGGGTCGAATAGCACAATGCTGATTCAACATATTCCATTAAATCGGCTTTTGTCCTTTCGGGAAACCTTATCGTAAGACGATACGATCAATCGAATGTTTAAAGCCGATTATGGCTACCTATTCGTTCTCCTATGAAGGGCGAATTTTGATACAACAATTATAACAGATAATTTATTTAATTACCATAAACTTTTTCGTGTAATTGTCTTACTTGTTCCACAGCATTTCTATGTTCTGGATGTCCAGCATTATGATAAGGATGTTTTGCATCAGCCATTACTTTTTGGATTTCTCCTTTAGCATCAACTGGTGAAACAGCTAATCTATTATTTTGTGTATTTTTAGCCATTTCTTCCGTTATATCCTCACCTAAACGTGCAAATAATTTAACAACAGATGGATGATTACCTGCTTCGGTATCTAAAAGTTCCATCAATTCATTATCTGCATATACAGACATTGCTCGTCTTGCGGCTCTAACCTTATTATCATAGTCATAACCCCATTCTTTATGCAATGCTTCTTCTGTGCTTTTCTTTCCTAAAGCTATTTCAGTATTACGTCTTTGATTTTCAAAATCAACAGATTTAACCTGAAAGTCTATTAATGCTTTAGCTTGATCGTTATTTAACCCAATTTGATGGGCAACATTCTTAAATTGTTTAACTTGTTCTTCGTTAAAAAATTGTGAATGTGTTTCAGGAATAGCAAAATTATACTTTTCAGAAGTTTCGGGCCTTCCTAACTTCGTATATAATTCAGCCCTTTCTTCTTCTGTTTTTGGTATAGGTATTCTACTCCCTATCATTTTTTGCTGGTGAACTAGTGTATTAGCCGCAGATTCTAAATCTTTAATATTTTGAATTGTTGGATTGTTTTTCAATTCATCATTTAAAGATGATCTCCAGTCTTGATTATCACTAGCACCAGACCCAAGTATAGATGTTTCCTTTACTGGGTTGTCTTGTACTGTGGTCGTTTGTTCATCAGCCATTTTTTTCCTCCTCTAATAGATTGATGATACGAATGATTACCGATCTTTGTCCTTCTCGATAAGCCATTTCGTTGGTGTCCTTTGAAAAAGAACTCCGTTTATAATAAGCTGATCTTAAATCAGCTATTACTCTTTCTCCTTCTTTTGAGCCAAAAGTAATTCTATAATCTCGTTTAATATTTTTTAATTGATTTTCTAAATCAGAAGTTGCCATTTTTTGGTCTATATTTTTTATTCCAAATTTCCTTTTGTGTCAAACCTACTTCATCTTTTTTTTCTTTATTTCGAGAATCAATCTTATCCACATCTATCATTTCAACTAAAGCATACCGACACACTTTAGGGGTCATTTTTCTCCAAGGCCCTGTTGCTCCCCATTGAAAATGTAGTAAATAACGTGGTTCATCATAGATTTCCATTCTTGAAATATCAAAATCATCTAAAACACCAGCAAAACTTTCATTGGGTTTATGATCGTTCCAATCCATTATTGAATAGAACCCGAGCCATTAGTACCACTAGGATCGTATGGGCCTTTAACAACTGCGATTGTACCTAATAAATGTCTTAATTCTTCACGAAGTTCAGCATCCGTTTTTCTACCAGTTACATCTTCTATTTTAGTAATTGTTTGATAACCAGAACGATCTAATAAACTATTAACTGCACCTAGTTGAACCGAAGCTGATATTTTAGGATTTGAAATTAAATCTTTTAATTTATCTACAGCTAAAGGTACGTGACTACTCATTAATTTTTTAGTAGCTTCATCTATTTCGTGACTTAATTGTTTTTTAAGATTATGCCCTTGTTGTTCTGCCGTAGCTTCTGAATAACCTGCCTTGATTGCAGATTGTTTTGCATTTCCTGTTTGTGAAAAATTTTCAATAAATGCTTGTTGTTTTTCTGTTAATGATCTATCCATTATACTAATCCTTGTTGTTCGGCTTGTGCCATTGCTTCTTCCATACCTTCTTTAGTTTCAGGTTTAGACATTTCTGTCATAGCTTTACCTTGTGATAATGCTGTATCAGCTTGTTGTTGTGCCATCGCTTGTTCTTGTGCTTGTTGTTGTGCTGCTGCTCTTTGTTCTCTTATTTCTGCTACTTCATCTTCACCACGTAAAACTGTTTTAGGTACTCCAAGTAATGTTGCTCTCATTCTAATCGCTTGTTCGTGATTAATAACATCCATAACAGTAGGATCAACTTGAACAACTTGCATTGCTAATTGATATAATCTTTCAACTGCAATAGCTTCTTCCATTCTTTGAGAACGTGCTAAAGGCCCAACATATTCTATATCCATATTCATACCACTCATTGCTTCTGGTCTTGGCATTAAAGCATCTGCTCTCATCATAATTCCAAATACTCTTTCAATTAATGGATTTAAAAATTCAGTTTGAAATCTCCCCAATGTTGGGCCTAGAAGTCTTTGCATTAATTCATATCTAACTTGAACTTCTGTTGCCGTCATTTGTGGGCCTTCTTGTAATTGTAATTGATCTGAATAGTATGCTTGTCTAATTGCTGTTCTTAATTGATTTTCTTTTAAATCTGTTATCTGCCAATTCGATCCAATTTGTAATGGTTTGATTGCTGTATCACTTCTAACAACTGTAATTCCAGCAGGTGTCATTCTAACTCTACCTATTACTCCATCATCCGTAACTAATAATGGTGGATCAATAGCTTTTGCCCACGCCTTTAATCCAATTTCTACAGCTTTGTTTAAAGTTTTAATATCAGGTAACGCATTATAACTTGGTGATCTTCCAAAAATTTCACCTGTTGCTTTTGACCATCGTGGTACAAGATAAGGAAATTCATTATACCCACCTGTACGAACAACCATTTTATCTTCAAAACAAACGTGGCAAGAATGAAATGGTAATTTAGTTTTAGCTTTACCCGTTGCTCTTTCATAATCTGCTGTAGGTTCTACAGCGTGAATAAAATTAAATTGAGTATCGGGTTTTGCTTTAAGTGCTTCTTTGATTTTTGTTCCTACGTTATCTTCACCAAATTCTTGTACTGCTTGTCGTGCAGTCATTTTATATTTTCTATAAAGTGTATCTACTCTACCTGTAGAATTTTCTTGAATAAAATATTCTGCAATATGTAAAGTATTAAAATGTAAACCACCTTGTAAAAATCCTTCATTTGCTTCTTCAACAAATATCGCTGATGTACCAACTGAACATAAATCTAAATACATTTCGTGAACTTCTGTATTAAAATTAGATTCATTGAATACAGCATACATTCTACGTGCTGTATCTTCTAACCAGATTTGTATATCTCTAACTTTATTAGCATCGTCATCTCTTAATTTTAATGAGAACCAAGGTAATGAAGGCGATGTTAGTGTTCCTTGTAGACTTGCCGCTAAAAGATTATTAGCTGTGATTGCTGTTGAATCAAATAAAACTTCTGTTCTTTTTTCTCCACGTGAACGCAAGAAAGTAATTTCTGCCTTACGTGGCATTACATAATCTAAAATTTCTTGCCAATGAGATTCCCACGTACCTCGATCAGCTTCTAAC